TCAGGCAAGTGGTACAAGCTGGGAGCTAAAACAGGGTCTGAAAGGGAGAGGCAATTCATATCTATGAAGTCAGCATTAGGAGCAGGGTGGAGATATCAGCCTCATAATAATGCAGCTTTGATTAGCATAGCTGGAGTTATGAGAAGAGGGGGAGAGTTGGAGATGGCAACGAATGTAATAAGAATGGTTAATAAAATGAACAAATATTCCTCATCAAATCTTCATTATTTAGGAAAGGTTGGAATGAAAAAGATGGCCATATTCGATAAAGAAGGGAAAAGATTAGTTGATAAAATGCGATTACGTATAAAGAATTATGAAACTCAACTGAAAAATGATCCGGAATTACAAAGAATACTAGATGAAACTCAAGGGAAGAACGGTAAACATGATAAGTTCAAACCTCTTATAGCAACGGTAAATAACTTAATTGAGAAACTAGAAAAAACAGCAAAGCAAAAACCACACAGAAAATGGCGTAGCATAGAAAAAGAAATTGGGGATTTAATTAAGTTAAAAAGATATTACCCAGAGGTGGAAAATCTTTTAAAAACAGCAGGGCCAAATGGGGATGCTTTGATTGTCAGAGCAGGGACAAGGCTTGAGGATGTTATAAAGGAAGCAAAAAAACTAATTAATAAAAATATAAAAGTTAGTAAAAAGCAAATGGAATTTGTAATAAGGTTACAACAGGCAAGAAGAATATTTGATTTAAAAATACCCCGAAAAGCATATGCTCCAACAGGAAGGTACGGAGAACCAGCCGGAACTCCGTCAACAAAAAGACAAGAGGAAGGGGTAATTGATCCCAAAACAAGAGTTGATCCTGAGACAGGGCAGATGGATATGGGGGCTATATATGGAGTTACAAAAGCAGACCCTTCATGGTATCAGATATCAACTTTGTTTCGTCGCCCCAGGGGAAGAGGAAGACCAAAAGCAGACCAACCTCAGGAATATGTGGCTGTCCTTAAAGACTTAATTGATCCTGACAAAGAACAAGTTATTAATAACATCATGAGCAAGGTAGTAAAGTATGGATGGGACGCCCCACAGGGAAAAGAGATAGATGAAGCAATAAAAATACTGGATGAACAAATGAGTATATTGAGGTTTGGAGAAACAGGGAAACACCAAAGACTCCCTATAACTCAGGAAGACTGGAGAAGAGCAGCTCAAACAATTAATAAAAACGGATACCAACAGGTAAGAGAGCAATTTGATAAAATGTTTGGGGATCATGTTTTCATTAAAGAATTTACTGATAGTGACTGGGAAGGACTGACCAAAATGCTATTAGGTGCAAGAAATGATTTGATAGATAAAAAATTGGCATATGAAAAAAGAATGTTTGATATAGCAAAATATCATACAGTACACCATAGAACTATGAGAGACATTAATAGCCCTTTATTTAAAAATGAAACGTTCGCAGTTAAAGACCCTCAATATGAACAAGAATTGCTAGATTTCAAAGCAGAGATGGAAGGAATTATGGAGAGGTGGAAACCCAATTCTATTTTAAGAGGAATAGAACAGATAAACAAAATACAAAGATTAAACGCTTTAGCATTTGACGGAAGCATATTTATGATACAGCTATTACCTATTATGTTTAACTATCCTGGCATAATCCCAGGTGCAGCAAAAAGGTTTGGGGTAGCTGTTTATAAAGGACTTAGAGATCCTGAGTCTGTAAAAGAATGGAGAGCAAATTATTTGTCTCAGGATGAGAATGTTAAGATACTGAAAAAATCAAGTATGATAATGTCTACAGATCCATCAACAGGGCAAAGAACACTGGAGTCTATTGAAGCTTTAGACAAGTCAGGGGTTTTAGAAAAAACATTTGGAAGATTACCTGGGTATTCAAGACTTGCAACAGCATTTGGAGATGGAATCGCAGCAACTATGGATTTTGCAGGGCTTGAGTTAAGAAAAGGATTAGACCCTTTGGCAAAAAATGCTAAAGACGCAGCAGGGCTGGATAAATTTGTAGACTCTATAAGAGGACTTGCCAGTTCACAGTCCTCTGGTGTCAGCTTTAAACAAAGGACAATAGAGTCAGCCTTATTACTTGCTCCTCGTTACAGAAGAGCTATGTTTGCTTTATACACCATGGCATTAAAAGGTGGTCCTGAAGGATATCTTGCAAGAAAAGCTATTGTTAATCTGACAGCAGGAGTTGCAATGGCAGCTATAGGGATACAGGGAATGAGGTCTGTAATAGAAGGAGATTCAGAAGAAGAAGCTTCAGAAAAAATAATAAGAATGCTTGATCCAACGAAAGGGGACTTTATGTTATTTGATGTACAGGGGCAAAAAGTTGGTCCAGGTTCTAAAATAATATCAGACGCAAAAATAATAACAAAAGCCCTTGGGTACACAACTAAGAAGGCTACCGGAGAAGATGTGAAAGACTGGGAAAACTTTATGAAATTTGACAGAGATAATCCAGCTTTAAAATGGGTAAGAGCACAGTCAGCAGCAGCTCCCTCTGAAGCAATAGATATTGCATTGGGATCTAATTTTATAGGAGAACCTGCTTTCTTACATGGAGAAAGTATAAAGGACAATATACTGATAGCAGGAAGAAGTGTAAGAGAAAACACCTTGCCTTTGTGGATAGAATCGGCTTTATGGTCAGATTCAAATGATGGATTAAATTGGGAAGAAGATGTAAAAGGAAGAGTTACAAGGGGTACAGCAGAGTTTTTTGGATTGAGATCATGGCCTCAGGGACCAGGTAGTATATTAAGGCAGGAGTCTTTTGAAACGATGGGGGAAGCTTATGATAAATTGGAACCACACGAAAGAGCTTTGTTATCTCACGAATTAACAGACAGACTTACCCCTTTACAGCAACAACAAGCTGAAAGAGGAACAAGTGATTTCGCTGTTTACTTTGAAAGGAAAAAACAAATAAGTGAGGAATTTGTTAACGGGCTGATGGAACTTATACAGAGATACCCTAACACAAAAGAAGGAAACAGAGATCTGTATTTTGCTTATAGGCAATTAAAAGGATTCAAAAGAGGAAGAGAATATCAGGAAATGCTGGACATAGAATGGGAAGAACATGATTTGGAACATAGTGATCCTATAAAAAGAGCATTAGCTCAGGCTCATGCTTTGTATGACGATCCTGAAATTGCTATAGCACCAGGTGTTATAGACTGGGATGTATGGGAAATCAAGAATGATGCTTTGTTAAGGACCTTTACCCCGGAGCAAAGAATAGCTGTAAAGAGAAACCAAAGAAAAGATCCTATTCCTCAGCCAGTTTTATTTAGATTAAGAGATGTTGCTAAAAAAGAATATAAAGCAATAATGGAAAATCAGGCATTAAGAGAGAAACATCTGACAGATAAAGGAAGAGAAGACTTAGCTCAGGCGTCAAGAGACAGATTTATGATGACAGAGTTCCTTCTAAATCTTGACAATGCACAACAATAATTATATTTTATATATGTGAAATACCAATTAGGAGGGCAATTTGGTAAACGAAAATAACGAAACACAATTAAGTTTGAACACGGAAACAGAACCTACAGCTCCGGCTGAGGCACCTGTTACTGAGCAAACAGAAGTTCCGTCTACAGAGCAGACAGATGTCCAGTCAGAACCTTCTCAGGGAGGAGATGCACAGGCTACAACTGAGGCTACAACTGAGGCTACAACTGAGGCACAAACTACAGAGACTTCTAATTATCCTGGGCAAGAAACAGAAACTCCTGTTGATACAAGTTCTTTACAGAAACAACTTGAAGATCAGCAAAACAGAATGGCACAGCTTGAGCAGGAAAGAACTCAAAATTTAGTAAAGCAACAGGCTGAACAATATAGAAGTCATTTGATAAACCAGGGGTATACTCCGGAACAGGCACAGGCAAATGCAGAGTCACAGTACAGACAACAGGTACAACAAATGCAAACTGCTGAACAATATAAACAAACATTAGATTTCAAGGAAGGTCAATACAGAGCGTCTTTACATTATGGTAAACAATTTAATATAGATCCTGAACAGCTGTTGAGATACAGCACTCCTCAGGAAATGGAACAGGCTGCGAAACATCAGTCAGAACTTAGGTCACTCAAAGAGGAAAACGCTAAGTTAAAAAAGCAACAAGTTCCTGCACAGAGCTTTGACAACAACACAGCTCCGGCAGAAGCTAGTTCCAGCGAGGAAAGATTATTGGATCTTTACAATCAGGGTGTTCGTAACTCTGATACTAATGCAGCAGCTCGTAGAGCAGCAGGTGTTGGTTAAATTTATTTACCTTAAAATAAGGAGATGTCGAAATGGCACAGACAGCGACAACAGGTAATCTGGAAAATGCGAGTAAGATAATTATCGCAGCAGCTAGGTATACCGAGGAGCACAATGCTCCTGCTATGGCTCTAATAGAGAGCTTCAGCCTTCCTAAAGGAGCTAAACAAGTAACAGTTCCCAAGGTAGGGCAAATGACAGTATCTGACTTAACAGATGGTATTGACATTGTTGATGAGGAAGAAATCGGAATGACAACAGTTGATCTTACTGCAAGTGAAGTAGGAGCAAAGGTTATCTTGACTGATAAACTTGTTCGTGAACAACAAAACAATGTATTCACTATAATTGGTAAACAGTTAGGTGATGCAATGGCAAGAAAGAAAGATACAGATGTTCATTCATTGTATAGTTCTTTAAATGGTAGTACCACTCTTGGTGCAGCAGCAGCTACAGCAAGTTTGGCTAACGTTGCAGGTGCAATAGCATACGCAAAGGCAAACAAGTTTGGAAGTAATATTTATATACTACATCACCCAAATACTGTTTTTGATATTGCTAATACAGCAGTAACAGCTTCTTCAACTTACCCTGTACCAAAGGGTTGGTCTGAAGATTTACTTGGAAATTTCTTTAGTGGTCTAAGACCATTAAATGGAGTTCCTATTTTTGAAGATGGAAACTTGTCAGTTGATTCAAGCGATGATGCTATTGGTGTTATTGCTGAAAAATCAGCTATGGCAGTTCTTAATTCAGTAGAAACCAGAACAGAGAGGCAGCGGGATATTAGTTTGAGAGCCACAGAACTCGTGATAACTTCAGACTATGGGGTGTTTGAACTGGATGATTCAAGAGGTGCTCCATTAACTTTTGATGCAGCAGCTCCTTCAACGTCAGCGTAATAAATAAAAGTGGAGGTATCAATTGGTTAATCATTATTATGGACATCAAGGAAAAGTTAAGAAAAAAGAAATTAACGATCAAAGGGAAGCTATGGGAATAGATCAATTCGAAGGATTACTGCCTGAATGGCAGGCTAAAACTTCATATTGGAATCACATTCCTAAGTTTAACGTTGATGGTGATTTGTTTAAGCCTTGTGGGTCTGAATATCCTAACCAACCAAGTGATCACCAGACACAAAGAAGACGAGGAAACATTGGTTTGTTTCCTATAGAATGGGATGGCAAATGTAGACTTGAAGCCAAAGGTGAAAAGTGTATATGCAATCCTAAAAATGAAAAAGTAGAGGAAGTTAAGAAGGAATCAAAAACTTCTTAACTCCTCCTTTTAGTATAAGTGTAATCTTTGACCGAGCTTATACGACTTTTTAATAATCGGTTAAAGGCGGGGTGTATAAGAAACCCGAATTAAATAAGGAGGAAAGTGTAATGGCTTTTTCAAACGTAATTAACGGAACGTATGGCCAGGAGAAAAAAGAGACTTCAAGTCAGAAACTTGAGCTTGGAACTCGAATGGTATTTCGTGACGGAAGAGAATATAGATATGCCCATAATGGGGCGTCAGCAGTTGGAGAAGGATTAATTGTAGCAGCAGAAGCTTTAGTTGCACATCATGGTTCAGACGGAGACCTAGCAGTTGCAACAACTGCAGCAGGTTCCAGAACTATTGATGTAACAGTTGAAGGTACAGCAGCAGCAAAAAATCTTTACAAAGAAGGTTATCTATGGTTTAACTTAGCAGCCACATCAGTACATGAGTTTTATAAGATTAAAGAACATGATGCTTTTGGAAGTGGTGGTGCAGCTACAGTAACAATAGAGGATGAAGATGGCTTACATCAGGCAGTTACTAATGGAACTGATACAGTAGGAATGATGAAGAATCCTTACGATAATATAATTGTAGCTACAGCAGCAGTTGCTGAAAGACCTATTGGTGTAACAGTAAATGCTTTTACTGCTAACTATTATGGCTGGGTTCAGACCAGGGGACTATCTGTTATAAAAATAGACGGAACTCCTGCAATAGGAAGTCCTATAGGAACTAGCTCAAACCATGCAGGTCAAGGATTAGTAGTCGGAGCAGATACCACAGGTGGTGTTGCAAGAGTACATAGCTTGGCAGGTATTGATAACGAGTATGCAGTAGTTGTTCTACAAAACTTAGACTAACTATGCAGAATGTAGGTTCGGAAACTTACGATAGAAGATTAATACTACCTATTGGAGTTACTCTTTTAGGAGAGTATGGGATGGGTAGTATTAAATCATTGTCGTTTAGGTTTTATGATTCAGTTACAGAAAGAACATCAGTACTACATAATGTTCCTTTTACTCCATATGATCCTTACTCTCACAATGCTATTGAAACTATGATAGGAGAGGCTCATGAAACATGGGTAAGAGAAGTAAGAGCACAGGGTAAGAAGAACCCTAAGATGACAGTACAGGAAAGACAGGATGCTGGTAAAGTATTAGATGAAATAAGAATTAATAAATTAAAAAGAACTGAAAGTTCAACAGGTAAAATTTATTTTGGAGGTACAAAAATTGACAGAAAGAAACTCAACAGGAAATTTAAACGGAAAGCAAGAGCAAACCGACGATAATGTAGTTGTACTACAGAGTGACATAGCAGAAGCTATGAATGAAGACGAGTTGTTCAGACTTAAGGTTATAAATAAAGCTCTTACCAGAGAAAACAAACAATTAAAAGAACAGGTAAGAATTATGGGGGAAGCAGGAGTTAATAAAGCAAAGGAGAAAGCGAATGCCAAGAGTAGGTAAAAAGAAATTTCCTTATACTAAAAAGGGAAAGTCTGCAGCTAAGAAAGCTGCTAAACGCACAGGCAAAAAAATGCGTAAGGGTTATTAATGGCAGTAACACAGGCTAAAACATTAGAAGATTTAAGAAAAGCTGTAGGTAGAAACCTAGGCAAGATGATAACAGGAGTTACATCAGGAGGAGGTTCTTCTACTACAGCATTAGATACCAAGTTATTTGGTGGAGATGACGAATACAATGGAAGTTATATTCGTTTTACTTCAGGAACTAATGATGGAGAAACAACACGAATAACTGATTATACATCTTCTTCAGGCACTATGACATTTGCTGCAGTAACAGGGACAGTTACAGTAGGAGTTGGTTATGAGTTATGGAATGATGGATTTAATCCTGATGTAATTGATGAGTTTATCAATCAGTCTATATGGGAAGTAACAGGAAGAGTATACGATCCGGTAGAAAACCTTGATACACACACAGACAGAATTAACACCAGGTGGGAAATCCCCAGTGGGTTGGCTATGATACAGGATGTTTATTACAGAGATAAGGTTACTCAAAAATTATTACATAATTGTAATTCAGTTTTTGATGATAGTGTTGATTCTGATTTTACTATAACAGCAGATACAGAAGATTATAAAACAGGATCTGCTTCTAATAAAATAGTAATTTCAGTTAATGCAACAGGTGGAGAAACTGCTTCAGACACCATCACTTCAGTTGATATATCTAAGTATGATTATATAGAATTTTGGATTAAGTCTTCAGTAGCTACAAGTGCAGGTAATTTAAAAATACATTTAGTAGATGCAGGTGGTATTGAAGAATCATTAGATGTTCCTGCTTTGACAGCTAATGTGTGGAAATATTGTAGGAAAGAATTGGTTGCTCCTTATGACAACACTGCTATTACACAGGTAAGATTTGAATATGACTCTGATTTAGGAGCTTGTGTAGTTCATTTAGATGACATTAAAGTAGTGAAGAATGATACTGCAGCATGGGAAAAACTAGCCAGAAACACATGGAGAATAGATAAACAAGGTACTGTGCAAGGAGCTAGCACTGCTGACTTAGTATTATCAGACAGAGGAAGAGCATTGGCTGGGTACAGAATGATTAAATTAGTAGGAGGAAATGTTCCTACAGAGTTTTCAGCAGACACAACAGTAACAGAAGTACCAGAAAGATATGTAGTGGCTTATGCAACAGCATTGGCTGCACAGGCTGGTTCAACAAGAAGTGATATGGATACAGACGGCATGAGAACACTTGCAGGATTTTGGCATAACAAAGCATCAGAAGCAAGAAATGCCCTACCCTTTTTGTCTAATGTCAGAATGGTCAGGTAATGGCTAATAAAGTAGTAAAAAAAAATGAAGTTTTTCTTAACGGAAAATATTATCCGATAACTAGACCGGTGCAACAGGTACTTGCCTCCATTTACCCTGCTAAGGTTGTTATTGGCGATACCACTCAGGATTCGCAGATTAGAGCAAGTGTAATATCTTGGTCTGACTTCAGGGGTGGTATAGGTGTAGAGAGAATGGAAGGGGCAAAAGACGTAGACAGAGCGTGGTGGAGTACCTGTAGCCTTCGCTACAAAAGACACCTAGTATTACCTGCTAAAACAAAATCAGTAACCAACGGAGACAGTGATACCACTAGTCAGTCATTAGACATCTTACAAGAATTTAATGGTTCATTGTATGGAGTATGGGCAAATAAAAAAGTATATAAGTTCAACCCCGGAGCAGCTTCTAGTGGAGGTTTTGGATCTGCCTTAGACACTTTACCTGACACTGCAACAGACGCTTTAGAAGTAAGAATGGGTGGTACTTTATATTTAGTTATAGCTCACACAGGAGGATATACTTATACATCTGACCCTTCGAGTAGCTTTACTGATGATACTAAAGATACTAAATATCTTACATTTTGGGAAGATAAACTATGGGGAATAGATAATACTGGGCAGCTTTGGCACGCAGCAACTTTAGGTTCGGAAACTAATGATGCTAAATTACCATTACCAGACGGATTTGTAACTGATTTATTTATTGCCAGAAACGCAAGTGGTGATCCCATAATATATGCCATGACCAAAGAAGGATTGTTTGCACATGATGCTTCAAATTCAAGATTTGTAGAAACACAGTTAGCCTTACCCTTCCATAATGAGAATGGTAAAGGTTCTGTAAGATGGAGAGATTCTGTATACATACCAGCAGGGTTAAGTCTGTATAAATATATTAACGGATCTAATTCTGCTGTTGTAACAGTAGTGGGTCCTGACAAAGATCATGGATTACCTTCTGATTATAGAGGTGGTATATCTACATTACTTGGGACACATAATGATTTAATAGCTGTGGTAGATGGGTCTTTATCACCTGGGTATGCAGATATGTTTGCTACAGGAGAATCTTCTGTAATAGGAGATTCAACAGGTTACAGTACAATATTGGGATGGAATGAAATAGGATGGGAAGTTAAATGGGCAGCAACAACTTCCGGTGAAAGCATTACTTCAGCTTTTGTTACAGATGTAGGAGGAGATATCTCTTCTACAGATCCTTATAGATTATATTGGGGATATGACAGTAAGCTTTACTACCAACAATTGCAGAAAGATGTAATAAATCCAACACAGGTAGTTAATTACAGTTATGAAGATGACGTAGATGGAACATTTGAAACTCCATGGTTTAATGCAGATCAGATAGAAGTAGATAAACTGGCATTAAAACTTAAAGTAGAAACAGATGATTGTAGTTCAAATCAAACTGTTGTGGCAACTTATGCAACTGATTACACAGAATCGTATACATCTTTGGGGACTATTACTAGTGACGGAGTAACTGAATACACCTTCGGAAGTAATTTAGGAACTACGTTTAGAGCTATAAAGTTTAAACTAACTTTAACTACTACTGTTGTTACAGCGTCACCGGATGTTATCAGCTTAACACTAGAGTATCGAAAGAAATTAGATACAAAATTTGGATGGGCTCTGAATTTAGATATAACCAAACCTTATAAAGGAAGAAGTTCAAAAGATATGAGGTCTGACTTATTATCAGCAATAGAAAGTAACACATTACTTGAATTTACATATAGGGATGACTCTACAACTAACAGAAATTATTATGTTGACATACAGTCAGCACAAGGACTTGAAAACACAGCGACAGATGAACGTGGAACAACTCAATTAGTAGTAACGGAGCCGTAATGACTACTCAGGCAGAACAATTAGGAGTCCCAAGTGACTGGACAGGTAGTGTACCAGAGTATTTAGTGTATTCTTCATTAATATCTAAGCAAGGGAAACTAGAAGGAATAGACTTTACTTATCAATCACCATTGATGGGGGGTAGGTTAAACAAGGGAGGGGTAGTAATTGACTTCTTATTTACTGACCCACCGGATCTTGCAATAAACGTGCAGGGAGAGTATTATCATTATGGATTGGGTGCGACATTTATGCAAAATGACATAATTATCAGAGCACAAATGGCGAGTGAAGGGATAACTTTAATTTTTATTGACGAAAGTGATATATTAGAAGACGTAGATTACTATGTCAGACAGGCATTAAACTACAGAGATCATTCTCAATTAGCAGGAGGGCGATAAATGGCAAATATAGTAAATGCAGGATATGTATTTAAAGATAATGGAGATGTTGTATCAGGAGCAACAGTAACTGTATTACAGGCTGATACTTCTACTTCAGTGGCAACTGGCACGACTAATTCAAGTGGATATTATTCAGTAACTACAACTACAGAAAACGCAAACGGATATGATGTAAAGGTAGAATCAGGAGCTTCTGTAAGATACCGAAGAGGTAAGGACAGAGTTCAGATGATGGAATTAGATATACGAAATCCAACCGGTGCTACCCAAGGTGGCTTACTTGTAGCTAACACAACCAATGCTGTCAGTAATAAAGTAGCAACATTTGCAGGAAGAAATAGCACAGGTGCTACCAATGATGAGATATATTTAACTTTTGAAATACATAATGCAGCAGAGGAAGTAACTGAATATGCTCGTATGACAGTAGTTGCAACGGATGCAACTAACGGATCAGAAGATGGAGAAATTCAATTTGATGTAATGAAAGCTGGTACTAGAACAAAGGTATGGTCTGTTAGTTCCTCATCATCAGGAGCTACTTCTTTTGATATAGAAACAAGTACAGTTACTATGGCAGTAGATGACTTTACTATTAAATCTGAAGATGACGGATCGGCAGCTATATTATATATGTTCGCAGATCAGGGCGATGACAACGCAGATAAGTGGAGATTGCAGGTAGCTGATGGTGGAGTAATGACTTATGCCAGTTTAATAAGTAGTAGTTATGTAACACATATGACGATAACTCCTCATGCCACAGTAGCAAGTAGCACAGTAGCCTTTGCTGGTGGTGTAACTATTGCAGCAGATTTAACTATAACAGGCGATGATCTTACTATGGGAACTAACACAAGTGGTCATATTCTTGTAGCTGACGGCACAAATTATAACCCTGTAGCAGCAGGTGGAGATATAACAATAGCTGCAAATGGTACTGTTACTATAGCTAATGATGCAATAACCTCAGCTAAAATAGCAGATGATGCTATAACAAGTGCCTTAATTGCAGATGATGCTATAACTTCTGCTCTAATAGCAGACGATGCAATTACTACAGCACTAATAGCTGATGATGCAATTACATCTGCATTGATAGCAGACGGAGCAATAACTACTGCTTTAATAGGAGCAGATGCAGTAACAGGAGCTAAGATTGCAGACGATGCTATAGATAGTGAGCATTATACAGATGGAAGTATAGACAATGCTCATCTTGCAGACAATGCTGTTGGATTAGACGAGATGGCAGGTATAGCAAGAGGTAAAATTATATACGGAGATGCAAGTGGAAACCCTGCCGTGCTAACAGCAGGTTCTGCTAACTATGTTTTAACAAGTGATGGTACTGATATATCATGGGCATCTAGTACAGGTACTATAACAGCATTAAATAATGCTACTGCAAATGAATTGGTAACAGTAGGAAGTACGACAACGGAGCTTGATGCAGAGTCAAACTTGACATTTAATGGATCAACTTTAACAGTTGCCGGAGTTGTGGATATTACAGATGCTACAGATGCTTCTGATGCGACAGGAGATACAGGAGCTTTACGAACAGAAGGTGGAGCAAGTATAGCTAAAAAACTATATGTAGGTACAGACCTAGATGTAGATGGTACTGCCGAATTAGATAATATAACTATTGGTGGGGCACAAGGTTCTGATGGACAGGTCTTAACTTCCACAGGTAGTGCAGTAGCATGGGAAGATGCAGGTGGTGGAGATACTTTAGCAGCAACTACTACTCCTTCAGATGAAGCTGTATCAGGAATTACAGCATCTTTTACAGCAGGAGAAGCCTTAGTAAGAGGTGAAGTAGTATATTTCAAACAAGCTGATTCCAAAATGTGGAAAGCAGTTGCTTCAGCAGAAGCAACATCAAGATGTGTTGCTATGGCAGCAGCAGATATCTCAGCAGATGCTAGTGGATTATTTTTAATGCAGGGATTTGTTACAGACAATGGTTCATTCCCAGATTATTCAGCATCCAGTGGAGTAGGCAAACCTGTTTACACTCCTGAAGCTGAAACAAGTAGTGAAAATGTACCTGAGAAAACCCCACCAGATAGTGATGGAGATTTTGTACAGGTTATAGGATTTGTAGTAGCAGCTAATACTCTTTATTTTAATCCAAGTCAGGATATAATAGAACACGCATAATGGTCAATAAATTAATAGACAATAAAACTTGGAATGCAAGGAAAGTAAGTTCTACCCAAACTGATTTTCATGTAGGGTGGGTAAACTACCTTGACGAGAACGATGATTGGCAGGAAATTGATTGTATAGTTATAAAAACTGATACTAATTTTACTGTAACAAAAGCTCCCTTTAACTTCACAGCTCCTTTATTTTCTGACGGAGAGGCTTTCTTTGAATCAGATAATAAATTTGATATAACAAATAAAACAAAGATTACTGCTGACAATTACGGCTTGTATCTTACTGCAAGGAATGTAACCAGAGTGGCAGGAGAATTGTTTGACATCAATGGAGATGGAAGATTAGATGCAGTTATATATAAACAGGCATACCCTAGTATAGATGCTGACTTAATTTACTATGTTAAACATGGCAAAGCACCAAGATTAGAAAAGCTAGTAAGATTTAATTCAGCTATATCTGAAGATGTGGATATAGAATTTGGATTAAGATACACAGCAACACCTGCAATAACTCCTTCAACATTAGATGTTAGTAAAGACAGAGATGATGAAGCTACTGCTAACAGGACTAAACTTTCAGATGGGGAAACTATATCACAGGACAAAGGTTTTCATATTAAACCATTTAGTGTATCAGAAAATCGTGGATTAGGAATGAAAGAAATTAAAATATGGGATAGCACAGCAACAAATGTAAATGCAGGAACTACAAAAAAGATTGAATCTGTAAGTACAGATATCAAATCTGATGGTAGTGGCAACTCAATACTAACCAAACATATTAAGGTAGCATTTTTTAGTGGTGTAACTTACCCTGTATTTACTGATACAGTTACTTCCTTTTATCCTGATGCTCATACAGAAAGTACAAGTGTTGATGGATATGTCAAAAGATATAATGGTGAAAATGTTTCAGCTTGGGACACCTTCCATGACAATACAGCAGGGAATCTTTTTGATGATGACCAAGGTTTATCAGAAGGTGGAGAAGATATAGGGACAATAAGAACAAATGTTGGTGCTTCAAACAATATAGGAATAGCTAGAAATTTCTTTTTATTTGATACAAGTGGACTTGATAGTTCTAATAAAATAACTTCAGCTACCCTTTCTATTTATGTACAGGGTAATGGAGAAGACAGTTCTGCTGGTGGGTCGGCTTCTATAAGTGGAACAGCAGTTGCAGATTGGACAGTAGTTCAAACAAATCCTTCAGATAATGTTTCATTAGAATTAGATGATTGGAATAATTGTGGTGATGTTGACGATCCAACTGAAGGAACTGATACTGCATTTGAACCTGGTGCTGACTGGACTAATAGCCAATATAACGATATTGTTTTAAATGCCTATGGTTTGGGTTGGATTGAAACTGATGGAATAACTAAATTAGGGATAAGGTCACAGGATGATTGTACTGATGATGTTATTGCTTCTCAAAAACACGCAAATGGAAAAAGATATTATGGGTCAGAACAATCAGGAACAAGTAACGATCCTAAATTATCAGTAACACATGAAGCTAAAGGAGTAAAATCAATAAATGGAGTAGGGATATCTGATATTCAAAAAGTAAATGGGGTTGAAGAGTCAACTTCAAATCAAAATATACAGGCAGTAAATAGTTCTGCATATTCTTTTGGTGGAATAACTGTTGAAAATGAAATACCTTATTCAGCAGAAATTGAATTTACTAATAATGATGAAAGCTACACTTATGATTCAGTTTATCAGAGAATTAAAACACTTACAGATAATCGTGCTTTAATCACATGGACAGCAGGAAGTGGTGGGACAGGTGGAAAATCATATGCTCGTATTGCCACAGTATCAAGGGCATCTCATTCACCTGCTATAACTTTTGGAACTGCTGTAGAAATACAATCTTCAGGATATGGATCACAAGGTGGTTTGGCAGTAGATACTGTTACAGATAACAAAGCATTATATGCTGCACCTGATGAAGATGATAGTAGTAAAGGAAAAGCATGGGTATTATCAGTTAGTGGAACAGGTATTACAGTAAACTCTGCTGCAACTTTTGAAGCAGATACTATTTATAGCCATGTTTCAGTTGCTAACGATCCTTTTACAGCAGACAAATATATAATAATTTATGACCATACAGGCGATCAGCAGATACAGGCTAAAATATGTACTGTTTCAGGCACAACTCCTTCGTTTGGTAGTATGGTAGTAATAGGTGATATGGATGATTATACAGGAGTTACTGATGCTTTTTATCCTTATATTGAAGCAGACCCATTTAATACAGGAAGGTATGCAATAGCATGGAATACTCATAAGAGTGGTGATGGAGATTTTGACCAACGATTATCAATAATACAAGTAACAGGAACTACTATAACTGTAGGAACTTCAGTTGAAATTCAAAGTGGAAGTTCACAACAGGGAGTAGCATGGGATAAAAACACAAAGAACAGATTATTTTGTGTAGTTACAGATAATAATGATAGTGGTAAATGTAAAATAACTCCTTGTTCAGTAGAAGATAATGTAAATGGAGATGGATTAACCATAACAAAAGGTGGAACTCAATATACTTATTATTCTACAGCAGGTGCAGAAGAAGCGAATGTTATAACTGATTTTTGGATTCCTAATAAAGTTCTTATGCTTAGAGGAAGAGGAAGTAGTGATGAAGCAGGTGGAGTATATTCAGCACCAGCTACAGGATTAACTCTTGGTACTATTGCAACTGAAGATGCTGACTTTATATCAGTTGGTAATTATGCAGCAGGATTAGCATCTGCATCTGACCCTAATCATGCAGGATTGTTTTGGGTAGCAGGTAGATTTACAGAAGGATTTTTAAGAGCAGGAAAAATGGGGGGAAGTTATTAATGTCAAAGGTTATAAAGTTTACATCACATTCAAATTCTGCTGATGTCAACAGAGTTTGTTGGTCATTTCCAGATGATACTGTAATAAATGCTTCTTCTACAAAGATAGAGATAGGGAGTCCTGCAACAGAAGTTATACTAGATATGAATACATCTAATGCCGAAGTTGTAACAGGAGTTACACTTCCTAGTGGATATGTAAACTGCAAGTTTCATTTAGTAGATGGAAGTTTTGTAGAGGATGAAAACTATGTTGCACCTCGTGATCCAAGATCAGGACCTTAATAATTCTAGGGAGGTTTCCATGAAGCCGAAGAAAGAAATCACAGAACAGGACTTACAGATTTTAGAAAGAGCTGTTAATGGTATAAACTTACGATTAATAGATATAGATAATCGATTTAAAAAATCATTAGGCAGGATGAGAGGTACTTTATTATTGTACTTCATCATACTTGCAATCGGTTTAACAATAGGGTATATAATATGATATGAAAATAAAGAAACCAAGTATAAAAAAAATCTTAAAAGGCTTTGGAAAGTTTATCTTAAATACCTTTACTGTGATTACCATCACTATTGGTACTATGGGATTATTTATATCTTATATAAATCCAATCCCTTATATCGCTGAGTATTATCCTGCATTACAGGTAGGGTATTATACACTTGAAACTTTATTTGCAGACATACAGTATTGGCAATCATTTCAATATTATAACTATGGTATATCAGGTGGGTTAATTGTATTTGGTTTAGCTACCCATATAAGAAGTATAGGTAGATTATGGAGAGGAATTAAAGCTACTCCACGAGCTTGTTTAAACGCTCCTGTAAATACATACAGAAAGTTAAGAGCAGGAAGAGATTGGTTATTTGACAAGATAGAATATCTTAACAGCGAAAGTAAGAAATGGAAGATGGCTTTTAATATAGCTAAATCTCCTTACAGTTTGCTTCGAGCTATGGGGTTCAGCCCGCAGATGGCTTTAGGTTTAATCACAATAGGGGGGTCTGTCGGTGGAGGTGTGGTTGTAAATGAAACACTCTTAGCAGAGAGGAATTTTACTGCGGGGGATGCGGGCATATATGCAGCTCCTAACAATATACCAGACACTACCTTAGAAGAAACAATGCAATGGAGAGAAGAGAATAAAGAAGATAACACTCTTAGAATTGTACTTGCAGCTACTCCTGTATCTGAAATCAGAATCGAAAATGTGTCCGTGGGAACAGCTTACACAGGGTCAGCATTGCCAAGTGGTAAAACTGAAACTATCTTAATAGAAGGTACTGATGTGTCAGGTGGCACAGCTACGAGGCTTCTTGTTGGAGAGCTACTCTTCGAGAAATCACGCTGCAAGTCTTTGACATTTGCAGATATAAATGCACATACAATTAATATCATAGGTAATGCAAGTGATGGACAGAGTATAAATCAGACAGCAGGTACTGCACGAATGAGAGCAGTAGGTGGAGGTCATCATCAGGCAGAAGCTATGGTAACAAGTGGAGGCACATATGACAGGATATGGATTGATGCTCCTACAAGTGCTGTGAATGGGAAGATTGATAAATTAATTTTATCCAATTTATTTACTAAGGGTGGTACTTGTGTCCTGCAACAGATGGATATAGGTACACTTACTATTAGATTAAATGAAGTAGGAGATGGCAATGGATTTGCCACTAAGGAATTTGTTATAGCAACAACAGTAACAGCAGCGAATTGGAATGTTACTGACAATGTAGAAGTAACTGTTGCTGAACCTACAACACAATAAAACATAAAATACGGGGAGGGTTTTAATCCTTCATGAGTCCTAACTAATGGTTTGTTTTGCTCTCCCCTAAAAATATGGAGGCATATGAAAAAGAAATTTAAAATAGGGATGAGTACTATCATCCTTACAGCAACTGTCAGTTATCTTGTTCAGTACTGGTTTAAACAATCCGGTATACAGGACAGAGTCCTCAACACTTATGATGAAATTAAAGACACGTTTAAAGGAGGTAAGTAATGGGATGGATGGCAAAGATTAGACCACAGATATTCCTAGCGATTATTATACTGGGAACTATTGCAGTATATGCTTTGAAGGTAGGTCATGTAGAAGTGGCGACAGCTACTATAGGTGGCTTGATTGCATTAGGCATGAAAGTCTTGGAGAATGATTAATGTTTACTTATAATTGTGAAGTTACTTATATAGTTGATGGAGATACTTGCGATGTTAAGATTGATTTGGGATTTAATATATTTCATACGGCACGTGTTAGGCTTTACGGGATCAATGCCCCTGAGTCAAGAACTAGAGATAAAGAAGAAAAGTATCGGGGCCTTCAGGCGAAGTCTAGACTTAGCGAACTTGTCAGAGAAAAGAACATACGACTTGTCAGCCATGATAAAGGCAAATACGGAAGAGTCCTTGGAGAAATACTCGTTGAACGAGGAGAAGAATGGGTAAGTGCGAACAAGCAGCTTGTTAAAGAAGGTCATGCAGTAGAATACTTTGGAGGTAAAAGAAGATGAAAAATCTCATGCAGGCTTACAATTTAGTTAAAAGATATGGTCATGTTATAGGCATGGTTGTAGAGCTCCTGGTGATAGTAGAAGAGAGCGGGAAGGATAAGAAACTTTCCAAGCAAGAGCGAAGTAAAATCATGAAGAAGCTTTGGCAAATTGTAAACACAGTTAAAAAAAATATGAAGTAGAGTAGTGGAGGGCGATCTACTACTCTACCTCATTGACAAAGACTAGTCTTTATATCTGTGCACAAATTCCTGCAAGTACAAGAATAAGTGTAATAGTAAAGAACAATTCTTTGTTTATTGTCTGTGGTTGTTTTCTTTTATTTTTTTTCACTCGTCTTTTCATTTTCCTCTTTCAACTTTTCTAACCACTCTGTATGTTTCTCAGCTCGTTTAAGGACATCCGGCACTTGACATCCTGTACCACAGGGGATACCACATGAGAGTGCGTGCTCTAAAGCATCTGCTATTCGCTTTAAATTTTTGTATATATCAAAAAGTCCTTCTATTTTTTGTTCATTTATTGATCTTGGCATTTATGCCTCCATTTCTTTGATTGTTATTATTGTTTTACGTTCGCCTTTTTTACATATTGTAAATTCAGCTTCTAGTTTTACGTTGGATGGTTTGTCGTCTTCAATTAAACCTGAATCAACTATTCCGTCTAACGTAGGTTTCATTCCTATAATTAGATTGTCTAGATCTATCTCTCTGGTATTATAGAAATGATAATGTACAAGTACTCTGGCTTTTAAGCCATCTATACCTGCCTCCTGCATTTCACTTAATGCAAGATATTTAGCAGTTTCTCTACGTTCTCTGCTAACGCTTCTCATTGTCCTGTAATGTGCTCTAGAGTTTCCTCTTATTTCTGGTGGTGGCACATCATACAGTTCAATTGTTAGCTGTTTATTTAAGTCGTTTTTTTTCAAGACGTTCTTTCGCTCTAGCCATACGTTTTCGAATACGTTCTGAAGAGCG